TAATTTCAGGGTAGACTTGAATGAGCTTCTTATGATGCCCGCAGATGAAAGAAGCGAAGAAGAAAACGTGTTCGTCGATTATTGCGAGAGATTGATGCCGGTCGGCATGCACGATTGTACGATGAACAGGATTTGTATGCGTATCGAATCTGTGTTCGATTGTGCTAAGAACGCAAGCGAGTCGCGTCAGTTTGATTACTCTATCATGAAAAGCGGATACAAATACGACCAACATACATACTATACGCTCAAGAAAACGTATGATGAGCATAAGAAGAAGCTGGCCGACATCGCAGCGTTGGATAGCGAACGGGTTTCAAGCAAAGGCGGTGTGTTGGATTACAGATCGTCCATGATCGAAAGGTTCAGCCGCAAAGTGTCTGTAGCCTGCAATAATCGCAAAGAGGCCGGTGACATAATCCTGGACATATGCTACAAGAAAAACTATACCAAGCAGTTTGCATGGGATGTTGTGGCGGATGCCATAATCGGGAACCTGTTGGAAAAGAACGGCCATCAGATGTCTTATCCAGTAAAGGACCCAGACGGTGACATAGAATATCGTGGCGAAAAATACTCCATGACAAGGATGGTGGTTAATGATGAAGGAAATAGTGTTGAATGAGCGAGAGTGGATTACGGCCGCGCTTGAAAAGAATGATCTTGGAGGAATGCCATTATATGCTATACAGGTGTACGCAAGATATCTCATGGAAAACGGGTGTAATAAAGGCGAAGTTCGAAAGAAAATCAGCGAAATGCTATTAAGGTTCGATTCAAACATTAACCTGTATGAATGGGACAGCGCCATAGAATATGCAATTCGGCACGCAGGTGATAGGCCTCTCATCAGCGTTGACGGTATAAGAATAACCAATGAGGAGCTGAACAGTATCAAGGCGGTGCGCGGCCCGCAGAGGCAAAGGCTGCTGTTTACGATATTATGCTTGTCAAAATATTATTATGCAATTTCAGACAAGAGTAATTATTGGTTCAAGATGGAGGTGAAGGATCTTTTCAGCCTTGCGAATGTTGTCGCCAGTAATACAAAGCGGGGACTTTTGCTGAATGATCTGATAGAATCCGGACTGGTTTCGAGAGGACGAAGGGTGGACAGTGTTAGTATGCGTGCCAATTTCGCAAACGACGATTCGGATACAGCAATCATGATAAATGATTTTAGGAATCTCGGGTACAGGTACGATAGCATTGAGAATAGCAATTACATAACGTGCGATGAATGTGGCGTTCTTGTTAAGAGAAAGGGCAGAAGACAAAAATACTGCCCTGATTGCGCGAAAAAGATAGACCGCATCCATGCATTGGAAAGGTATTATAATTCTGTAGCGTAGTTAAAAATGGAAATTTTCGATTTATGACATAGCACAAACCCCCGATAATTCGGGGGTTTTCGCATAGTGAGTCAAAACCGTCTTTCTTGATAATAAAGTGCGATATATCAACAATATCGAAGGACGAAAGGATGAGTTTATGATACAAGTAACCAAGGAAGAAATGGCAAAGTTGAGGAAGCGATTCCCGAATATACAGGCGACACGTACAGTCCATAAGTATTATGTTGAGGAGAGTCGTGAGGTTGTTTCCTTCCTGAAGAGTAATTGCAAAAGCGAGGAACACTCTGATGCTTGAACGCATGCCGGGCGAGACCGCTCTGCAACACCATAAGAGACTGATCGACGGCAAGCTTGTTGATAAAACACTGGCTGACTACGATTATGCAGAACTTGCCCCATATGTTTATGGGCAGGATTACTCTGCTGATGTTGCCAGAAGGATGATGTACGGATCCGAAAAGACGTTACAGTTATTGGACGCAGAGACGGCAATAGCCAAACCGGATGATCCGCTCATAGCTGAGCTCGAAATGAAAAAGATAGAGTTGCAAAAAGAGCGGCAAAGATTCTTCGATCAAAGAATGGAGTTCAACCGGGCTGTCAGGAACCAGGCTCGCGAAGATGAATTGAAGGAGATCCTGGCGAGGACAATCGAGGCAGGAAAATTACCTGAGCTACAATATGAGCCTTTCGATACATATAGTTCTGATACAGATCTGATCGTATCATTGAATGATATTCATTATGGGGCACAACATGAAAACTATTGGAGTAAATATGATTCGAATATTTGCAAACGGATGTTCGCAAAGTATCTTGAGTCTATAATCAAAATAGCAGAGACACACCGTTCCCAAGACTGTTATGTGACATGCAACGGCGATGCTATTTCAGGAATCATACATCAGTCAATACGTGTGACCAATAAAGAGAATGTTATAGAGCAGATTACAGGTGTATCTGAGTTGATCGCGCAGTTTCTTTCTGAACTGAGTGCCCATTTTAGCAATGTCTATTTTTCAAGTGTTGCTGGTAATCATTCAAGGATTGAGAAAAAGGACGACGCAGTTCTGCAAGAGCGGCTTGACGATCTGGTCGAGTGGTATCTAAAAGCACGGATGTCTACGTTCGATAATGTTCATATTGGAAATGGAGAGAAAATAGATTCGACGATTCAAGTAATGAACGTTCGCGGATTGAATTACCTTTCAGTACATGGTGACTTTGAACCGACGATTACGAGCGTAACGAACTTACAGGCCATGGTCGGTCGGCCAATCTATGCCGTGCTGATGGGGCACAGGCATCATAATTCTACTGATGTTGTGCAGGGCATTAAGATTGTTCAGAGCGGAAGCTTTCTGGGTACAGATAATTACTGCATAAGCAAACGCTTGTTCGGTAAGCCTGAACAGATCGTTTGCGTGGTTGACGACAGCGGCATAAGGTGCACATACGATATAGATTTGTCAGTACAATAAAAACTTAAGGAGGTGGTGCAATGCCGAGGAAGACGAAGCAAGTTAAAATAACAAGCCCGGAAAAAATGGCTAATATCAACAAATCAAACCTAAGGCTTAAGGATGATTTCCTGCTATACTTGCGATCCGTACAGAGGTCGGAGGGCACCATCTCTGGCTATAGCTCAGACTTAAATATAATATTTACATATATTTTAGATGAGCTTGGAAACAAGGATTTTCAGAAGTTGACCAAGCGAGATTTGATCGCATTTCAAAACTGGATGGTTACAAACGGTATGTCAAGCGCGAGAATCCGGAGGTTGAAGAGCGCGATCAGCAGCCTGTCGAATTATTGTGAATCCATATTATCTGACGATGATCCTGATTTTAAAGACTACAGGTCTATCGTTCGGAAAATAGAGAACCCGCCACTGAACCCAGTCAGGGAGAAAACGGTTTGGTCTGATGAAGAACTTGAAGGATTGCTGGATGAGCTGACAGAGCAGAAGGAGTATGAGAAGGCATGTTATGTTGCTCTGGCAATGTATGGTGGCAGGCGCAAGGCTGAGTTGTGCAGATTCAAGGTCTCGGATTTTACGGACGATAAAGTGGTGTGCAGTGGTGCGCTGTATAAGAGTGCACCAATACTGACGAAGGGGAACAAATACCTGGAGTGCTATACACTGAAAAAGAAATTTGATCCGTATCTGAATAATTGGATGCAGTACAGATCCGAGAATGGTATACAGAGCGATTGGTTATTCCCAAAGGCCAGTGATCCGAGCCAGCATATAGAGATATCAACATTGAATAGCTGGGCAAATACTTTTAGCAGGATAACTGGCAGAGATTGGTATGCACATTCTTTGCGACATTTTTTTGTTTCCGCCCTGTCGAGAGCGGGTATTCCGGACAGCATAGTCGTCCAGATCATTGGCTGGAGTTCGTCTGAAATGTTTAAAATCTACGATGACAATCCTAAGGATGATCGGATTGCCATGTATTTCAGCAATGGTGATATCGATACATCCAAGGTAAAAACAATGGAGAATATATAGGAGAGAAAGGGAAAAATATGAAACGAAATGATATTATTGAGCGCCTTGCTCAGAAGGGCTATACAAAAAAGAGTGCTAACTTAATTATTGATGACGTTATAAGCGTTATCTCCGAAGCGTTGGTCGAAGGCGAGAGCGTACAATTTCATGGCTTCGGAACATTCTATGTCAAAGATGTTGCTCCGCGAGAGACAAATGACCTGCAGAGCAAGCAGCGGATAACCATTCCCGGCCATAAGGCGCCAAAGTTTACTCCCGGTGAGCCTTTGAAGCGCTGGGTCAGGGAAGGAATAATCCGCGAGTAAGCATGCCAAAGATTAGTAAGGCAAGCAGAATTACACCTGGAACAAGCACTAAGCCAGGAAGTCCTCCACCAGAGAAGGATAAGCTTGATAAATACATATGCACCAGATGCGGGAAGATATACGTAAGGCAAAAGAGTAACTTCCCGGCGTCGCAAAGTTCATTATACAATGGTGGCGGCGGATACCTGACCGTTTGCTACCATTGTATGGACAATCTGTTCGACCACTATAAGCAGGTTCTTGGCAGCGGCGAGGCTGCGATGGAAAGACTTTGCATGAAGTTTGACATATACTGGAACCCTGATCTATATGGTATGATCAATAAAATCAATTCAAGCGCATCGAGGGTTAAATCATATGTGAGCAAAACATTCCTGATGAAATATCTCGGGAAAACATATGACGATACCATGGATGAACAGAGCATGCAGAATCTGCCTATTCAGGTTGTCACAAATGAAGATGGAGAAGAAGAGAGCGTTGATATCATTGGTACACGTTCTGATGTGAACACAGATTCGGTTCTGTTTTGGGGCAGCGGATTTGACGCTGAATCGTACAAGGAACTGGATATGAAATTTGAAAGGTGGACAAAGGACCTGCCAAAGCCTTTGCCGATAGTGGATGAATCGCTATATAAGCAGATATGTATCCAGGAGCTACAGATCAATCGTAATATAGCGGCCGGCAAAGATGTCGAAAAGGGTCAAAATGCGCTGAATAGTTTGCTTGGCAGCTTAAAACTAAAGCCGAGCCAAAAGAGAGACGATGACAGCGTAGAGTTGGACATTGCACCGCTTGGCGTTTGGACAAAGCGCTGGGAAGAAAAGCGGCCAATCCCAGAAGACGACCCTGACATGGAAGATGTGCACGGACTGAAAAAATACATAAGCGTATGGTTGTATGGGCATCTCGGCAAAGCGCTTGGCCTTAAGAATACCTATTCACAGTTGTACGAGCAAGAGATGGACAAGTACAGGGTGGAGAAGCCAGAGTTTGAGGATGAAGAAGACGATGTGATAATCACAGAGATGTTTGGTGATTCTGGCGGTGATTCGCCTTGACGAGATATCAGAAAATCATGGAGGGTGCTGCGCAATATACGGCGTTCTATAGAAAGAACCCGCACTTATTTGCGCAGCACTATTTGCATTTGCGGTTAAAACTGTTTCAAAAGATACTGTTGATCATGATGAACTTCTGTATAACTACAGTGTTTATCGGAGCGAGGGGTATCGGTAAGACGTTTCTAACCGCCATATTCTGCTGCATTCGGTGCATACTTTGGCCTGGTACGAAGATTTGTATTGCGTCTGGAACAAGAGGCCAAGCGCAGAATGTACTGGAAAAAATACTACTCGAACTCAAGCCTAATTCACCTGAGTTGGCCGCAGAGATCGATGACAAGTTGACAAGATTAAACGGAACTCAGGCGCAGATCGTTTTTAAGAATGGATCGTATTTAAAGGTTGTGACTGCCGGGGATTCGGCTCGTGGCAACCGCGCCAACATCTTAATCATAGATGAGTTCAGACTGGTCATGCCTGAAGTCATTGATACTGTACTAAAGAAATTCTTGACACAGCGAAGGATGCCCCCGTATTCTGAATTGACGGATAAGGAAAGAAATGCTGAATATGCGAAGGAAAAGAACAAGACCATATTTGGTAGTTCTGCATATTTTGCTGACAACTGGTCATACACAAAATGTATTGACACATTGAAGGGTATGGTGACGCCGGGCAGGCGCGATTTTGTTTGCAGCTTGCCATATGAGCTTTCGATCAAGGAAGGTCTGCTTGATCCAGAGGTTGTCGAATCCGATATGCTGGATTCCAATTTTTCAGAGATCAAGCATTTGATGGAGTATGAGTCATGTTTTTACAACAGCTCTGATGATGCTTTCTTTGAATTCAATTCTGTTTCCAAGAACAGGCATATCAATTATCCTATGCTTCCATCAAAATTGGCGAGCAAGATAAAGTTGGATTCAAGCGTAAGAATCCAATCGAAGATTCCCGGAGAGCGCAGATTGCTATCTGCGGATATTGCGCTGATGGCGAGTACAAAGCACAGGAATGACGCAACAGCTATACATATAACGCGACTGATTCCAACAAAGGCCGGTAGATACACAATCAACCTTGTGTATTCAGAAACAAACGAGGGGCTCAGGACAGAGGAACAAGCGTTACAGATCAGGAGACTATACGAGGAGTTTGAATGTGACTATATCGTATTGGACGCAAAGAATATTGGCTTGTCTGTGCTGGATTGCCTGTCCAACGATATCAGCGATCCGGAAACCGGAGAAATATTTCCGGCATTAACAACGTGTAACAACCAGGATTTGGCAGCACGTTGCGTGGTAAAGGGCGCAGCCAAGGCAATATGGGCGATTATGGGTAATGCAAAATTCAATTCAGATGTTGCGCTTATGCTTCGCGAAGGCTTTAAATCAGGACGCATTCGCCTGCTTATCAATGAATACGAGGGCGAAGACGCCATGAACAAAATAAAGGGGTTTACATCATTGAGCGTTGAAGAGCGCACTCAGCTGATGATGCCGTATATCAACACAACACTGCTCATTAATGAGCTTGTCAACCTCAAACACGAAGAAGCAAACGGTCTTGTGAGACTGTATGAAAAGAGCGGAATGAGGAAGGACAGGTATTCGAGCCTAAGCTATAACTATTACGTGGCTCTTCAGCTTGAAAAGGAAATGCGCAGGAATAATGTCAGGGGCACCATTGATACTGGCAATGAGCAGTTTTTGTTTAGAGCACCAAAAATAAAGGAGAGGCGGTGAGACCCGCACGATGAGGAAGATAGTCGAACTCAATGAGAGCGTCGATACTACGAACGGTACACCGCAAAATTATGATGAAGTGATTCGCCTGCCGGAGAGATTCGCGGTTATTAACAGGATGATAATGCGCGATCTAAATGGCAAGAACAGTGCGCCATCGTTTTATCTATACTCTCGCGATGAAATTGCAAAATACCTTAAAGATCCTTACAGGTATGAGAAGCAGCTGAGAAACGCTGTGATCTATTTATATGGTGCAAGCGCACACTTCAGGAGACTGATACAATATTTTGTAGCACTTTCTGATCTGGCCTATGTAATAGAGCCATATAAAACGGATACATCAACCGCAAAGCCACAGACGACAAGGAGAAACTTCAGACGGGTTTTAAACCTCATGGCATCCATGGATGTGAAAAACCAATTCGAGAAGATACTTGATGTTTGTTTCAGGGAAGATGTGTTCTATGGTACAATCCGGGAAACGTCTGACAGCACAATCATCCAACAGCTTCCATCGGACTATTGTGCGATATCTGTTGT